CCTCGTCGCGTGAAACCGGCGGGGCTTTGGTGTGCCCCCGACCCCGCCGCCGCGACCAGCGACGACGGGGACCGAGCCAACCCGACGAAGGGGCCGACAATGACCGAACCTATCCCACTCCCGGACCCCGACCCATCCGTCCTGACAACCGAGCAGATGCTGCTCGGCATCGAAAACCTCGAGAAGTTGACTGCGGCTCTGCGGTCGGGCGAGGTCGCGATTGTCGGCGCGAAGATCGACGCCATCCGCCGAGAGATGGCAATCTTCGAGGCCCACCGCCGTGAACTCAAGACCGACAGCGAGACCCACCGCCTGGAGCTCAAGGCCGGCGACGAGAAGGCTCTATCTACCGCCATGATCGCCGCTGAGAAGGCCGTCCAAGCCGCGTTGGCCGCGGCTGAGAAGGCTCGTGACCAGCAGACCATCGCATCCCAGCTTGCCACCACCAAGGCCGAGAACGCCTTCACCGAGCAGCTGCGGCAGCAGAAGGAAACGTTCACCATCGCCATCGATGCTGTCACCACGGGGTTCAACGACATGAAGGGGATGTTTGGTGAGCTTCGCGCCGAAAAGCGTGGTGGCCAAGAGCAGACCACCGAACGCCGCGAGAGCGCCACCGAACGCCGCGCGAACACCTCCCAGGCGATCGCCATTGCCGCGCTCGGTGCGTCCCTCCTCGGCGGCGCGCTCACTGCCATCCTCGTCAAACTCTTCGGAGGCTGACATGTGGGATAAACGCGCGTTCGTCACCTCAGTCCACGACGGGGACACCATCACAGCCACGCTCGACCAAGGCTTCGGCGACCTCAAAGAAGAAATGCACCTCCGCCTCCTCGGTGTCTACGCCCCAGAGCTGAAACAGCCGGGCGGACCCGAGACCCGGCAGTTCGTCGTGGACTGGCTCGCCCGCTACGCGCTGATCCCGCTGCGCTTCCCGTTCGTGGTGACCACTGCCCGCGGACCGCGCTCTGACCGGGAGATCACCACTTTGGAACGGTACGTGGCCGTGGTGGAAAGCCTCGACCACTCCCACAACCTCAACACGGACGTCCAGTCGTTCATCACCGCGCAGGGTTACCCAGGAGGAATAGGAACGCCATGACCACGCCCAGAATCGTCACCCGAGCCGAATGGAAAGCACGCCCACGCCGCGGCACAGCGGCCACCGTCAACATCGGCGCCCGCACCGCCACCTGCACCCACCACGACGGCGCCAACATCATCACCGTCCGGTCATTCGCTGAGGCGTGCGCCCGCGTGCGCGCCGACCAGAACTACCACATGAACAGCAACGGCTGGGACGACATCGGCTACAACTTCTTGGTCATCTCAGCCCCCGGCGTTGCCGGTGTCGACGGCCTGATCTTCGAGGGCCGTGGCCGCGATGTCGTCGGCGCTCACTGCCTCAACTGGAACACGCCGTGGATCGGCATCCAGGTTGCCATCGGCGGGGCGCAGAAGCCCTCACCGGCATCCCTGTCGTCCGTGCGCTGGCTGCACGATACCTTCACCGCCGCCGCTAAGCACGCCCTGGCCAAGAAGGTCCACAGCGACGGCTTCCCCACCGCCTGCCCCGCCGACCCGCTGCGCAACTGGGTCCACGCCGGGATGCCTGTCGCCCTGCCAGCGCGAGTTGTCGCCGCTGTCATCCGGGCCGTCACCGTCTCCCGCAACACCGTCCGCGCGGCCATCGCACCAACCCGCAACATCCCCATGAC